CGGCCCTCGAATACAAGCTGCACTCGCCTGAACTGAAGGGGACAGTGGCGGACCTGGTTCGATTGCTGCAAATGGAAAAGGAACTGACGCCAGCATTGCCGCGCGAAGTCAGGGTCCAATGGGTAGACTCATTCGAGACAGCTGCGTTGCCCAAGACATAGGTTACAAGCCGCTTCCTTCGCAGATCGCTTTTCACCAGAGTACGGCTCGATTCAAAGGCTTCTCCGGGCCGATTGGGAGCGGGAAGAGTCAGGCGCTTTGCCATGAAGCTATCAAGCTCAGTTATCTCAATGCGGGTAGGCACGGATTGCTAGGAGCGCCGACTTATTCGATGCTGCGGGAAGCTACACAGACGACGCTGTTCGAGATTCTGGATCAGGAAGGTATTCCGTACGAATATAACAAGGCGGAGAACGCGCTGCGGATGAAGGACACCGACTCACGAATCATCTTCCGGCCGGTGGACGACTTCGAACGGCTGCGGGGCACCAACCTGGCATGGTTTGGGCTGGACGAGCTGACTTATTCGCCGGAACAAGCGTGGCTGCGTCTGGAAGGCCGCCTGCGGGATCCTCTAGCCACCAGGCTGTGCGGGATCGCGGCATGGACGCCGAAGGGATACGACTGGGTTTACGAGAGATTCATCGCGGGCCACGTGGAGGGGTACGACACGATTATCGCAAAGCCGCTTGAGAACAAGTTCGTGCTCGACAAAGTGCCGGACTTTTACGAACGCCTGAAGAGAAGCTACGACGAGAATCTCTACCAGCAGGAAGCGTTGGGGCAGTACGTGAGTTTGCAGGGCGGATTGGTCTACACGGCGTTCAGCCGGAGCGACCACGTCCGGACTCTGAAAGTCAATGGGAACCGCCCTTTGCTATGGGCGCTGGATTTCAATGTGGACCCTATGTCGTCGGTGATCGTGCAGATGGAAGGCGCTAACGTATTCGTGCTGGACGAAATCTCGATACGGCACTCGACCACCGAGGAGGCCTGCGCGGAATTCGCCAAGCGCTTTCCGAATCATCGCGGAGGAGTGGTGGTTTACGGCGACGCTTCCGGGAACAGTCAGCAGACCACGGGGGCTTCAGACTATCAGATCGTGCGGGATTATTTTCGCGCGAGTTATGGAGGGCGGATCGAATATAAAGTGCCTAAGGCGAACCCCAGCGTACGGGACCGGGTCATGCTGACTAACTCGAAATTACGGACGGCGGCTGGGGAGATCCGGCTGTGGGTGGATCCTAAGTGCAAGGAGCTGATTAAGGACTTCGAGCAGGTTTCATTTAAAGCGGACAGCAACGCAATCGATAAAGAGAAAGACAGGCGGCGGACGCATCTATCCGACGCACTCGGCTACTTATTGTGGCAAGAGTGCAGGCCGATGCCCGGGATGGGCGAACACACAGAGCGGTTGATTTGAGGACAACATGTTAAACATCGACAGGGAGCATCCCGAGTATGTGGCCAAGAAAGCGATGTGGAAGAAATACAGGGACCTGTATGTGGGCGGAGAACAGATGCGGGAGTGCGCCGTCGAGTATCTGGTGCGGCGGCATAAAGAGCCGAACGACATATACTCGGAGCGGCTGAGCCGGGTCTTTTACGAGAACTACATTGGATCGATCATCGACTGGTACGCGGCGACGCTGATGCGGCGCGAGGCGGTGCTGCTATTCGAGGGCAATGACGATGCCGCCAAGGAGTTTTACAACCAACTGACCGAGGACTGCGATCTGAAGGGCACCAGCATCGCGGAGTTTTTCCGGCAGCGTTTCGTGCAGGCCTTAGTGCAAGGCCGAAGCTACATCGTGGTTGATTTTCCGCGAGCGCCGGGCCCGGTGACGAACCGGGCGGAGGAAGACGCGATGGGCCGCTCGCGCGCCTTCCTGGTGGATTACTCGCCGGAAGAGCTGATCAACTGGAGCTATGACGACCGCGGCGGATTGGAATGGGTAGTGATCCGGACATCGTCGCTGCGGAAACCGAATGTATCGGATCAGGACTGGGTGCGCGAGACACGCTGGATCTACTACGATCGCCAGCACTTTAAGGTTTATCAGAGACTGAAAGACAAAGAAGTGAAGCTGGTGGACGAGGGGCTACACGGTCTGGCGAGCCAGAACCGGGTACCGCTTTTTCCGCTGCAGGTAACGGAGGGGCTGTGGCTGATGAATAAGGCCGCCTTACTCCAACTGGAGCACTTTAATAAGTCGAACGGGCTTGGGTGGGCGCTGACGATGGGTTTGTTCGCTTCTCCAATCATCTACTCGGACCGCGAATGGAATCAGATCGTGGGCGAATCTTACTTTATTCAACTGGGTCCGCAGGACCGCTTCGGGTGGACGGAGCCGGAGGGCAAGGTTTACCAGATCGCGGCGGATAACCTGGTGCAACTGAAAGACGAGATCTACCGGGTAAGTTACCTTATGGGGCACGCCAGCGGGTCCGACGGAACGGCGACGAAGCAGTCCGGGGTCAGCAAGCAACGGGATTTCAGCATTACACAGGAAGTCCTGCGGGCATACGGCGACGCGGTGAAGGAGACCATGAAGCAGGTGTTTCGGGCCATCGCCGCCGCCCGGCAGGACGCCATCTCGGTGCATGTATCGGGGCTGGACGAATTCGACATCGGCGACTTCAGCAACGAGCTGGACGATGCGCGAAAGCTGCTGACTCTGGGGATCGATTCGGAGACGCTGAAGAAGCAGGTCTTCAAGAAACTGGCGTTCAAGTTTCTTTCCGATGTAAGGCAGGAGATCAAGACCCAGATAGCGCAGGAAATCGACGCAATGAGTTAGGAGGCTTATGGAAAGCGCGGACGTACAAACGGTAGTGAGACAGGCAATCCAGGAGTTTCTCGAAGAGCAAACGTCCAGGACGGAACCGGCTTACAAGGCCGAGCTTGTAGAGGAGCGCAAGCGCCGCGAGCAACTGGAGCGGCGGTTGAACGAGGTGGTGGAAGAGAGCAAGCGCAGCCGGCAGGCGGCGGACCAGGCGGAGAGAGGCTCGGCGATTCGAGCGGAGCTACAGCGGCTGGGGGTGGCCAAGATCGACTTAGCTTACCGGGCAGTGCAGGAGAGCATTTTCCGGTCGGAAGACGGCCGGCTGCTGGCACGCGGCGATAGCGGCGAGATAACGGCAAAGGAATATCTGGCCGGCTTCGTCAATGAGAATCCCGAGTTTCTGCCGGCGCGGATTTCGGGAGGGTCCGGAATCACGGGCGCGCGCAAAGCGCCACCGGAGCGGCAGGAGGGCGTGGACATGGAGGCCATACGGCCGGGCATGAGCGCCGAAGACATGGAACGCGTGCGCAAAGAGATCGTGCGCGTAGCCTCACAGAGCTTACGAGGCATATAGGCAGAGTTAGAAATGGCTGATTTGGAGCACAGGCGGAAAGCCCGCTCCCATTAAGGAGAATGAGTGGCGATTATTACTTCAGCAAACGTGGCTAGCGCGATTGTCAAGCTGGTGGCGGCAGACGCTCTGCCGGCCCTGGTGGGGAACCTTGTCATGGGTAACCTGGTGAATCGCGATTATGAGCCTGTATTGGCGCAGGCAGGGGATACCGTAAATATTCCGATTGCCCCTGTCCTGGTAGCCAACAACATAGCGGAGGGCGGGTCAGTACAGCCGCAGAACCCGAACCTGGGGAATGCGCAAATAGTGCTGAACACGCACGTAGAAGCGACTTTCCAGATCCCGGACGTGACCAAGGTGCTGGCCGTTCCGGATTTACTGCAGTTGTACATGCAGCCGGCGGTGGTGGCGATCGCGGAGAGCATCGAGACCTCTCTGTTAAGCCTGTACGCGGGTCTTACGGCAAACACGCCGGTGGGCACCCCCGCCACGGCAATTACCGAGGCCGTGGTGGACGCGGCGGAGAGCGCGCTGTTCACCGCGAAGGTTCCGCCGTCGGAGCCTAAGTTCCTGCTGGTGGACGTGGCGACCTATTCGGCGCTGCGGCAGATCGAGCGGTTCAGCGAATACCAGACGGCCGGGGAGGCGGGGTTGCGGGCGTTGATCGACGGCACGGTGGGCAAGATCAAAGACTTCTTCGTGCTGCGTTCGCAATATATCTCGTACACCGGCAGCTCGCCGATGACGACCCACAATATCGCTTTCGTGAAGAATGCGATCGGCCTGGTGATCCGGAGGTTGCCGCAGCCTTTATACGGCACGGGCGCGGTGGCGCACTACGCCGAGATGGGGAACTTCGGCATGCGGGTAGTGATGAGTTACCAGCCGAATACCCTGGCGCAGCAGTTTACGGTGGACGTGCTATACGGCTGCGCGGTGCTCCAAAACACTTTCGGCGTGCAGGTGAACAGCTAGCGAGGGGCGGGGCCGGGCGGTCCCGGCCCCTACAAAGAGGGAGCCATGGACTTACAGATCTATTACAGGAAGATTCGGGAAATCGAGCAGAACCTGAGCACACCATCGGTTGTAGTGGCGAGCCACGACACTCCGGACGGCGGCCGGGAAGGTGTGTTTACCGAGGTTTCGCGGCGTACGGCCGCGAAGATGATTGTAGAGGGCTCCGCGCGCCTCGCGACGGGAGAAGAGGCGACCGCGTTTCAGGAGCGGAATGTGGAAGCCAAGAGCCTGGCGGATCAGCTTGCGGCAGCCTCGCGGATGCAATTCACGGTAGTCTCCACAAGGGATCTGCGAAAGCTGAAAAGCGGCACGCGGCCGGGCGGAGAGTAAGGCAAACGCAATGGCGCTGTTCACCGATGGCATATCGACGATTCAGGATCTAATCAACCAAGACAACTCCGTGCTGACTACGGCACAGGCGGAGAACATCGACCTGACTCAGAAACTGGCGATCGCGCTGACTGAGCTGGGGATCGAAGTGATGACGCTGTTACAACCGGGCAACACTTGCGGCTGGGACATCTGGCTGCCGCCTAGCCCGCAATTGACCAACATCGTGGTCACGCCGCCGCTGCAGCTTTGGCACGTGTTCCAGAGCCTGATGCTGGTTTATCAGGACGCTTACTACAACCAACTGAACGACCGTTATCAGGCCAAGCGAAATCAATTCCAGCAACTGGCTAAGTGGGCGATGCAGAAGCTGATCCAGAGCGGCCTTGGGATTGTATCGGACCCGCTCCCGCAGGCCGCCGCGCCGCAATTGACTTCAATTCCGGGCGGCCAACCGGCGGCGACTTACTATGCAGGTGTCTCGTGGCTGAATGTGGAAGGCGAGGAGGGACAGCCGGGCGACGCCGCCGCTTTAACGGTAGACGCGGGGAATGTACTGGTGGTACAGCCGCTCAGCCAACCTACCAACGCGGTGAGCTGGAATGTCTACGCAGGGACGTTGGCTACGGTATTGACGCTCCAGAATACGGCGCCTCTGGCGCTCGATCAAGTTTGGATACAGGCAGCGCCAGTCAGCCTCGGGGGGATACCGCCGGGCACGGGGCAAGCCGCAAACTATACGCGCTGTCTACCGCGCGTGATCCAGAGAGGATAAAGAGATGGCATGGGTAGGCAGCACGGTTACTACGCAGGTGCTCGGGTTACTGACAATGCCGCAAGGGCTGAACGCCTGCGTCGCAACGCTGGCGCAGGCCCTCAACACGACCGCGGCGCCGCTGGCCGGGAGCCAGCTGGTGGCGCAGAACGTACCGATCGACCTGGCCGAACGCAGCCTGGACGTGACCTATCCGGCGGTGAGCGTCTACTGCGACAAGATCGTGAACCAGCTCAAGGAGAAGTTTCGGGTATTTTCCGGGATCGCTGTCATGACGATCGAGGTACGCGTGTCGCAAGACAGGCTGGAGGGTATCGAAGCACAGTCGCAGATGTATCTCGACGCGGCCACACAGGTGCTCGACCAGAACCGCGGGGACTGGGGAGAAGGGATGTTCTACGCGGGCGGTTATGAGGCGGCTTTCGGGCCAGTAAAGCATGGCGGGCAAAACTTCATTCAAGTGGCGAAGGTCACTTTCGACGTGGGAGTGAGTAACTAACGTTATGGCATCCTATATCTCATCGAATGCGAACCGTTTCTACGCGGGGCTGGAACAAGCTTACGGACAAGTGCCGGCGGTCACGTCCCTGAACCGATTTCCGGCGGTGAAGCTGACGGCTAAGAATCAGATGGAGAAGGCGGACCGGAAAGACAAGACGGGCAGCCGGACATTTGTCGGACTACCCTTGGGAATGCGGCTGCAGACCACGTTCGATCTCACGACTTATATGACGAGCTGGGGAGGGCAGGGCTCAGGCCCGGCTTATGGGCCGCTGTTTCAAGCGAGCCTGGGAGCGGCTCCGGCGATGTACAACGGGGGAACGGCCGCGGCGGGTTCGAGCGGCACAACCCTGGCATTTGAGGCGCCGCACGGCCTGAGCGTGGGCCAAGGGGTTTCCTGCAACGGGGAGATCCGGTTTGTAACGGCGCTCGTTAGTACGACGACGGTGCAGGTGAACGCTCCGTTCTCAAGCGCGCCGGGCGCGGGGACGCAGATCTCGCCGAGTATCTCATATTTTCCAGCCACGGAGCTGCCCAGCCTCAGCCTGTTCGACTATTGGGACCCGGTTACCGCGGTACAGAGAGTACTATGTGGAGCCGCGGTGAACCAGATGTCAGTCACCGTGAATGGCGACTTTCACCAGTTCGGGTTCAACGGCATGGCGCAAGATCTGCTTGACAGCTCGAGTTTCGCGAGCGGGTCGGGGCAACTTACAGTCTTCCCCGTGGAGCCGGTGCTGGGAGCGTTCGACTATTCGATTGTGCCGGGCAATATGGGAGAGGCGTGGCTGGGCAGCACTCCGAACCAGTTCTATACGATAACGAGCGGGTCGTTTCATTTGGACAACGGCCTGGACATGAGATCCAAGGAATTCGGCACTAACCTGCCGCGGGCGATCGCGCCTGGGGAAAGGTCGGTGACGGCGAATTTCGAGCTATATGAGATGAATGACACGGCGACGCCAAGCTTGTACCAGGCGGCCAGGCAGCAGTCTCCTATCAGCGTGATGTTCCAGTTGGGCCAGCAGGCCGGACAAGTGATGGCCGTTTACCTGATGAGCATGGTGCCGGTGGTGCCACAATTCGACGACACAGATAACATGCTGCAGTGGAAGTTTCAAAGTTCTCGAGCGCAGGGAACGACGGATAACGAAATCGTGGTGGCATTCGGGTAGTAACGGGCGGTTTTATGGAATACACGAGTTACGAAGTCATAAATTCCAAGCTGGCGCCGGGCGTGAGTTACACGGTTGCCAAGATGTCGTTCGGACGGCGGGTGGAACTGACCCGGAGGATCCGGGAGCTCGGGCTGCGAAAGGAGTTTCTGGAGGCCGGCGACAGTCCCGACGAAAAGATGGAAGCCGCTCTGCTGGCATCCGAGATCGACCGTCTTTACCTGGTCTGGGGATTGAAGGAAGTGGCCGGTTTGGAACTGGACGGAATGCCGGCCACCCCGGATGCACTGGCCGGAAGCGGTCCCGAGGAGCTTTTCCGGGAGGCG